CAGAAAGGTCATAGATTAAGCCTCGTCGGTGACTTCACGGATAATCTGGAACGGGTAGCTCTGAACTTCCGTGCGCTCCATGGTCCCCGGGTCGTAATGGTGCTGGGTGGCGCATTTGAGGACTTCCACTATCGACTCCGACACAACGGCTTTCTCGCCTCGCTTGATTACGAAGCTCTTGCCGTTGATGCCGCCTTGAACCGGCTGCTTGTCCTGCTCATGGGTGGCAATGATGATTTCGAACTGACGCTCTTTGGCATTGCCGGTAGCAACAGGGGCTGACTTTGAAAGAGAGATTGCGTCGCCGCCCAGGGCTTCGGCGATCTTTTTCTAAGACCGTCGTCGCCAATGTTGTGGGGGAAACTCAGGCCAAGATCCTTAGCGGTGGTTTCCAGTTCCTCGCGGCTCATGTTGCTTGGATTAATGTCGCTCATGATTTGGTGCCTTCAATCAGATAAAGAAACCCCGGCGCTAGGCCGGGGCTGTGGGGTTACAGGGCAGAGGCACACGTCTCTATACGTGCCCATCCAACCTTCGTTAAGAACCTTCGCAACGTAATAGGCTTTCCAGCCCACCGAGCCACGCTGGCCAAGCTGGTCGCCACCACGCGGGGTATTGGGGTTCAATACCATCGGGGTCATAGCACCGGCGCCCTTGAGCGGGATCAGGCCATACGACTCTTTGCCCACAATGACGATGGGGTACACGTCTGCATCGCTGCCGCCGGTGGACCAGAACGCCGTTGGTTGAAGCCGCGCCGCCCGCGTTAGCGAAGCTATCCAGCACCGGGCTCAGGCAGTAACGCACATCCTCGACCTTGCCGATTTCATACGGCAGCGCCTTCATGGTTCCGTACTTCTCAGTCGGGGTGAAGCCCGAAATGTCGCGAATGTCCGCTTCCAGGTCGGTGTGTGCGAACGCGACGAAAGCCGCGTCTACCGGCTCAGTGGAGTAGTTCGGAGAGGCGCCGACCATAGAAGTGATTTTCTTCGCACGGTTGCCCTTGAGCGAGCGCGTGACGGCACGTTGCTTGGTCAGACTGTAAACGCTGTTCACGCCACCACGGGTGGAGCCGTTGGCGAAGAACACGTTAGTCCCTGCCCGGATCGCGCCCCAGGTCTGGTACTCGATGGTTTCGGCCGCTTGCTCACCGCACAACGTGGAGGCATCGGCAAGAACCGGATCTTCAGCCAGGTCGTGTACCACATCGGTAATCTCGACCCACGCGCCCCATTGCTTGATCTGAACGGTCACATCTTCGTAAGCCATCTGCTGAGAGGATGGCGTGATACCCTCGGCCAGGGCCGTGGTAATGTTCGCGAACGGGACCGGGCGACGGAACTTAACGGTATCCGCTTTGTTCTTGGGCAAGGGCTTGGACTGGCCGAACTTGGACAGGGATAAGGATGGGCTCTGCGTGAGCCAGCATTTCGGTCGCTGCGTATGCTGCAGTACGTTGGGAGATATCGCCGTAGTTGGTGATAGCCATGATGAATTACTCCAATCAAATTTTTGAGTTACCGCGCTTTCTTTTTCGCGGCGTAGTGTTCAAAGGCCGCGTCAAACTCTTCTGGCGCTCCACCGCGTGTCGCCGCTCCACGGCGGCTGACGGTCTGGGCGTTTTCCAGTCGGGCTTTTCGCTTGTCGTGCTTTGGGGCACGGCTGTCTTCATCGCCCGTGGCGCTCGTTCCCTTGTAGAAATCCAGTAACGCGGACGCATCGTCGGCGCTGTCGGACCCTGTTAGGGCTTGAATGCTGGGGTTCTGAGTGGTTAGCCATGTATCAAATTCGGGCGCATTGACCACTTCTCGCCAATCGGCATGCCGGCTTTCTAAGCGGGCGTACTCTGACTGAAGCTGTTGCTGATGGGCCTGCTCTTGCATGGGCTGTACAGTGGATCGCAGTTCTGCGACTTCCTGCTTCAATTGCGCTTGCGTCTGCTGGTCTGCATTGAGACGAGATTCGAAAGCGCGGGCCATATCCGGAAAGTCCTCTTTAAACTCCTTCCAGTCATCGACTCCTGCGGAGTCCGCCATATCCTGGCGCTGCTGGTCGTCGTCTTGAGGTTTATCTTCCTGGGGTTGCGGGTTTGGCAGATTCCAGCTCTTGCACCTTGCGCTGATGCTCGTTGATCTGCCGCTGGTAGGCGCCTAAGCGTCCGCGCTGTGAAGCGTCGGAATGGCGAAGGCGTTCGTTTTCTGTCTCCAGAGTCTTTAGCTTTTCAGATAGGTCGTCAGACTGTTCACCGGATGGGTCGTCTTTTTTAGGGTCTTCGTCGTCCGGTTCCGGCAAGGCGTCCCGGTCATTGTCGTATTCGTCGCGCTCATCGGCAGGCGTTGAAGCCTTCGAATATTCCTCAAAGGCACTTTCAAATCTTGCTCGTTGTCGGTGTCGCTGGCGATGGCGTCATCATCCTGCGGCTTGTTCAGCGGCTGGTCTGTCATAGCGGTTCTCCCGAACGGCTGGGGTTAGTAACTTGGATTCGGCTGGTTACCCGGCTCCAGTTCTTCGCTGGCGCGTGCCAGTAAGTCGTCGATCACACGGATTTCGCCGCGCAATTTGTCGTCTTTGGTTGAGCCATTAATCAGGGACAGAATGCAGTTTTCACGGCGGGCTTGTAGCCACTGCTCAATGTCTCGCCATGTGTCCGCGTGTTTATCAATGGCCATTAGTAGCTATCAAACCCCATATCTTGATTTTTCCTGCCTTGCCAGTCGGTCGTTCTGGCGCTCACTGAGTTCGGCCGCCTTCTGATCTCGGTCCGCTTGGATTTTGGCGGCGGTTTGTCGCATCTGCACCTCCAGGCTCTGGCTCTCAAGGCCCACTTTGGCCTCAAGCTCTGCCATGGTGATACCTTCTTTCAAGGCGAGCCCTGCGCGCTGGTGCTCCTGTTCACTCTGTAGCTGGGCAGCCTTGTATTCCCGCTCCCATTCTTTGTGATCCAGCTCTGCTTCCAGTCGCTTGCCGGCAAACTCGTGCTCTTCTTGCTTGAGCTTCATCTCAAACATGGCCATTTTTTCTTCCACACCGGGCTCGTCACCCTGCTCGGCTTCCCGCGTCTTCATTTCTTCGTCGGTGTAGGTGACGGTATCGACCTGCACTTGCATCGTGCGCAATATCTCGCGATACAACCCTGCCCAGTTGGTCAGCTTGGCAAATATGGGGTTCTGTGCAGCAACCTGGGACAGCATCATCAGCTTTTCCTGCTGCTCTTCACGGGCAATCAGGACTGACGTGCCTCGGGCCACCACATCAAAGTCGCCTTTTATCTCGGGGCGTCGGTGTACATCATGTGGTAGTCGTAAAATCGGCGGACCGTGGGCGCGGTGACGCCGTCGTCGAAGTTCTTGACGGCTGAGCGCAGCACGATGTTGGAGTTGTTCATCAGCATCTGCATGCCGCCGAAGGTCTTTCCGCCTGCACCGGAGCTCATGCCCTCACCCTGCAGCAAAATCGGCAGGTTGGTTTCGGTGTCGGCCAGCTTCTGGGCGGCTTCAAAGATTGCGAACAGTCCGGCCTGGTTGTTTTGTATCTGGAAGGCCTGGAAGGCGTCGCCCACAGGCTCGTCGCCGGTGTCGAGCCACACTTTATTGGGTCGGAGTGCCCAGTTGCCGTCCTGCGGCACCACGGCGCGCTTTTCATTACAATCTGCGGACCGGCCGACACTGCGGCGTTGTCCATCATCATGCGCCACGAGGCGTTGACCACTTTTGCGGCTGGCGCATCAGGTACGGGATACCAAAGCCGAAGATGCTGCTGTCGTCCTTCTCCCAGTTAAAGACGCTATAGGGCAGGTCACCGGATTCCAGAGGATTAATGGCGGCTTTGATGACGTGTCCACCGACCATCAGCACGCAACCGTTGTACTCAACCAGCACGTCTTCGTCGATGTCTTCGCAGCCACACGCCTTCAGCTCTTCCTTGTCCAGAGGCCCCCAGTATTCCCACAGCTCGTATTTTTTGCCGTTGGTGACCGTGTCCACACCGGTAATGGCGCGTAGCTCCTGGCGGCTGTCCTGTGCAATCTGGTGGCCGCCGTCGTCCTCTAGGGCGCGTCGTAGCTGGCCTTTAATGACGCCCGGCAAATCGGCTAATTCTCGCAGCTGCTTGCGGTTAAGAAGTTTACGCTCAAACCAGAACTCGGCCTCTGAGGCGCTGGCAGCGGACATATCGGGGAACGCATCCCAAGGGTCTACCCGCTCAAGTCCGGCGCGCAGCTCGTTCTGTACCTCAATCGTGCTCTGACCGGTTTCCGGGTCAGTGATCCAGGCCCGCCGGGTGCGGTTCACGACTTTCGGGCCTTTGAGGATTCCGGTACCGACCTTGCAGGCGTCCTCGATAACGTCACGAGCGTGTGCGTTGTAGCCAGCTTCGGAAAAGTCATCCTCAATCTGCTGCTGCATTTGTCGGGCGGCTTCGTCGGCGCGGCTTTTGGCGTCATTTTTCTCACCTTTCGGCGCTTGACTGGCGGGTTTTCACCGGGGGTCATCCCGCCCTCGCCTTTGCCGGGCTCCATGGCCTGCATGGCTTTGGCATGAGTTTTAGGATCCATTGACTGGTGCGACTCGGGCATACCATCCACCATGCCGCCCTGGCCTTCATCGGCGGCCATGGGGTTACCGTCAGTGGTGCTCATCGCCGGCACAGGGGTGCTTTTTACGCCAAAGTTGGTGTCGTCGTTGGGCAAAAGCATATCGCCCATGCGAGCAATGCCGGCGCGGGTCTTGTTGCGCGTGATGTTGACGAACACCTGTGACGAGTTGTTGTCCTTCATCCGCTTAGTCTCGTCGGACGTGTACTCGCCGTGGTACTGACGAAGATCTGCAAGCCAGCGAGTCTCGATCATCTGACGTGCGGACACCTGCTCTTGTGCCAGGCGATCGAGCTTGGACCCCAGCATGTTCAGGTTTTCTTCTTGCCGGACCTGTTCCGCGTCTTGACCTTCCGAATCGTCCGGTGTCGCCTGGTCGTATTGCATAATCAGTATCCTGCGGTCGAGTCGCCCGGTAAGTAGTTGTTAATGGACTGCTGGGCTGGGCGGGTGACAGCGAGTGAAATCTTCATGACCCCGTAGCGCAGGGCGTCCATTAAGTGGTCGTTCTCTTTCACAATCCGGCCCTTTTCATCGCGCCGGTACAGGCGGATCTCGCTCAACGTGTTCTGTAACGTGCTAAGTATCTTGAGTCGCCCAGTGGATAGGCGGTCTAGCACTTCCATTAGCCCCGCTTCCACGGCCTTGTTCGCTTTGTGAAGGATCAGGCCATCGTCTTCGTACAGCTTCCACAGCGTTTTACCGTCAATCTGTGAGCGGCCTCGGGCGGCAGTATCGATAGCGCCGGGTATCCAATCGCCTCGTAAGCGAATGCCTTTTGCGTGAATAGGCGGCCTCCGCATACCCCCGGTAATGCTCCGAATAGGCGTAAATAATGTCCGTGTCGCGGTCGTGTGCCAGCCAGATCGCGGCCGTTTTCTTCCAGCCCACGTCAAAGCCATAAAGGCGCGGGAACCAGGCGGGGATTTGAAAGGGATCAATTACGAAGTCTTCTTCGGGCACTGGGTAGATTGCGCCCGATCCCAGGCTGGGGTTGCCGTTCATTCGTGCGTCGAGCTGATGGGGGCTGATACTCTTGGCCATATCGTCGATGTCTTGCTGTTTTATATGAGGAACATGCAGCCAACCTGCCTGAACGACGTATCGGCTCAATTACCCACCAGGAATTTCGCGCCCGCCACGTTCATCTCATCGCCGGTTCTGGCCTTCGGGGTACATCTGCCGGGCGATGCCAAGGGAAATCATGCCCTGCTTGATGTCTTTCAGCGACCATAGCGGCGATTTTGTCCCTTACCAAAGGGTTGCAGCTCTCCGCCGGCGCGCTGACTTTCGTTTCTGGGCGCTGGATCGTGTTCATAAAGGCACCTGTTCGTGTTTGGCTTCCAGAAAATCGACAACCAACGGCGTTAAGCCAGACAGTGGCGTGAAGGTCATTATTACCAGCCCTCGTGTGGTCATCGTTCGTATTAGAGCCTCGTCGTACACGTCTTTGGGCACTTCTTCGTCCATCCACACAAAGTCTTGCTCTGTGCCTTGGAAGATTTTCCGGCCTGCTCGTAGCTGCGTAACATCAAACGACTGGTTCCGCCACTGATGTGCTCGACGGTAATTCCTTCGTAAAGATTGGCAACGCCTCTTGCGGGTGTTGGCTTGCCCAGCTTATCGCCAGGCAGCAGGCCGGAACCAAACTCTGGAGTACCCAAAAGACCGCCAAGCAGCTTGTTCTGAATGATGTCTCGCGTGGTTGTGCTGGTGTCGCCTGCAGCAAGGCACTGAACAGGGTGGTCAAACCTTCGACCCTCCCACCATTCTGGGTAATCGCCGGTCATGTGGTAAGCCAGATGGACGCCGCCTGCGACAGTTTTGCCAACACGATTTGCCGCCAAAAACAGGACTTCTCGATGTTGAGAGCTGGCCCGGAAAAACTCCATGTGCTTCGGGTAGAGTTCGCGCCTGTAATCGCCGGTTTCCGGGAACACGTCTTTAATCAGGTTGTAGCGCTTGCGCCTGGCCTGCTCTTTTAACCTCCGGTGTAGCTCCAGCTTCGCTGCTGCGTTATCACTGCCCATTCCCTACCTGCTTCTGCAGCTCGCGGATCTCGGCGTCTAGCTGCTCGTCAGACAGGTTCTTAGGACTCATGGACCCGTCCTCACTGGAGTGATCCACTTTGTCCGTAAACAGCTTCAGGTGCTTGCCCAGTAGTTCGTAGCCTTTGAACACGTTCGTCGCGTCGTACTTGTAAGCGGGGACCAGCTGGCCGTCTTCCGTCTCAACGTAAACCGGTGCGCCCTCTCGATCTGTCACGGCCTCGGCTTGCTCGCAGCGCTTAATGTTCTTCGCGATACCGTGCAGCACAAAGTCAGCATCGATCTGTGTGCGCTGGGCGCGGTCGTTCATCCGCTCCTGTATGGCTTCTTGAATGTTTACTTTCGTTAATAGCTGGGCGGCTTTGCTTGCAGCAGTCTTTGCGCTGTATCCGGCCCTGATTGCTGCCTGCCTTCCGTTCAGATCGACAAGGTACTCGTCAACGAATCGGCTTTGTTGTGCGGTTAGTGGCTTGCTCATGCAGATACGCGGCCCAATGGCGGCGCCTCCTTGAATAGGTGCCGGGCGTCATCACGACGTGCCAGCGAGGGTTGGCGGCGTCTCACGACGTGGCCAAAAAGGGTTTACTGGGTTTGGATTCTCTCTTGATAGTCGCGGGCCTCAGTAAGCCGCTTGTTCGCTTGCCGTATCGCTTCCACCATTCGGCTCTCCCACTCCAGCGCATCGCGCTCAGTCGGGCCGGTCAGCAAAGGCACGTCAATATCGCTAATCAGCCGATCCGGTATCGCCACACATTGCTGAAGCGGCGCGGGGTCGATATAGCCGGCGAGGCACAGGCGCTCAATAACAGCGTCAGGCCGGCGGCTGTCAGCCCACTCGCGCACTTCTTTGCTGTCGTTGATAGCATCGCGTAGCCCTGCATTGAGTTCGTTCAGGCGTTGTGTAGATTTCTTGGAGGATTCGGATAAGCGCCGGTCAATGGCGTTTAACTGTTCTTTTTGTCGCTGGATACTGGCTTG